CAATCGCGCTGGCGCGCGCTCGTGAGCGACCTGCGGTCGCCACGGTGAAACCCGTCTCCACCGAGCTGCTGGCGCTGTTCGCCACGCGGCAGTTCTTTGTCGCCGATCTCTACACCCTCACCGGGCCGCTGCTGGGTGCTACGCCGCTGCGCTATTGCGGCGGCGACCGCGACGTCACCGCCAACGGCTTCCTCTATTCCGCCGGCGGCCAGGTCGGGCCCTATTTCGACCGCAAGGACAACAAGGCGAAGTGCCATTGGAAGGTGGGCGTCGAGGTCGACACGCTCGTGGTCGACGTGCTGCCGGGCCTCGCGACGATCCAGGGCGCGCCCTTCCTGCAGGTGATCCAGGAAGGTCTCTTCGCCGGCGCCGAGCTGACCCTCGAGCGCGCCTTCATGCCGACCTACGGCGATACCAGCCGCGGCACCGTCATCATGTTCGTGGGGCGGGTCGCCGAGATCGACTGCGGCCGCTCGATCGCGACCTTCACGGTCAACAGCCACCTCGAGCTGCTGAACCTGCAGATGCCGCGGAACCTGTTTCAGGCGACCTGCGTCAACAACCTGGGCGACACGCCCTGCGGCGTCAACCTCGCGACCTACGCGCAGACCGGCACCGTCACCAGCAACTCGACCGATCCGACCCTGGTCAACACCTCGAGCGTGACCAATGTCACGACCACGCCCAATTACTTCGTGCTGGGCAAGATCGTCTTCACCGGCGGCGCCAACACCGGGCTCGCGCGGACGATCACCGCCTATGCCGGCGTCAACGGCGCCTTCCGACTGATGAACGCGCTGCCGACCGCGCCGCAGAACGGTGACACCTTCACGGTCTATCCCGGCTGCGACAAGACCTTGGGCGTCGACGGTTGCCCCAAATTCGCCAACACCGCGCGCTACCGCGCCGAGCCGAATACGCCGGTGCCCGAAACTGCTGCTTAGCAGTTTCCGGCCGCCGCCAGCGGTTCCCAGCGCAGCGGAACCGCGAGAGGCGGCACAGAGCAGGAAAACTCTACCAATGACCCTCGACAGCGCCGCAGAAGCGTCGGCGCGTCTGGCCATCATCGCCGAAGCGCGCTCCTGGATCGGCACGCCCTATCACTACGGCGCGCGGGTCAAGGGGCCGCAGGGCGGCGTCGATTGCGCGCTGCTCTTGGCCGAGGTCTATGCCCGTGCCGGCGCGGTGCCGGCGATCCCGACGCCGCAGCCCTATCCGCCGGCGGACCTGCCGCTCCATCGCACGGCCGAGGGCTATGTCCGCACCGTCCTCGAGCACGCGCGCGAGATCGCGGGACCGCCCGAGGGACCGGCGCCGCTGCCGGGCGACGTGGTGATCTGGAAGTGGGCACGCGCCTTCTGGCACGCCGGCATCGTCACGGCGTGGCCGCTGATGATCCACGCGTCCGCCAACCAGCCGGTGCAGGAGGCGAGCGCCGAGCAGCGCGGCCGCCTCACCGTGCATGAGGGGCAACCGCGGCCTCGGAAATTCTTCCGGCTCAGCATCTTCGCGTGAGGCGCCGCGCGCATGGGATTCCTGATCGGCGGCAGCCAGGCGAGCCAGCAGAATCAGATTTCGGGCCTGCAGATCCAGAGCTCGGTGCTGGGCCGCGCCGTCCCGATCGTCTACGGCTCGACCCGCATCGCGCCCAACCTGATCGACTACGACGACTTCAAGCCAACGGGCGGCGGCAGCAAGGGCGGCAAGGGCCTCGTCACCGGCAAGGGCGGCGGCGCCAGCTCCAGCGCCTCGGTGCTGCTGGCGCTCTCAGAGGGGCCGATCGCGGGCTATGGCCTGGTCTGGTTCGACAAGAGCACCGACGCGACCGGCAACGACTTCACCGAATTCACCGGGACATATCCGCAGCCGCCGTGGGCGACCTGGACGTCGCGCCATCCGGCGAAGGCGCTGGGCTATACCGGCCTCGCCTACGTCGCCGCCGCGGACTACAAGCTCGGTTCCTCCGGCACGCTGCCGAATTTCAACTTCGAGGTGTTCGGCTTCCTCTGGAACAGCGCCGGCAACGGCTTCGACGCCGACCCCGCGCTGGTGGTGGCCGACTTCCTCACCAATGCCGATTACGGCGCCGGCTTCCCGTCGAGCCGGCTCGGCGAGCTGGTCACCAATCTCGCCGAGGCGCACACCATCCCGGGCTCGCCGTTCCTGGTCTCGGTCACGAATCAGGCGACCTTCCAGTTCAACCTCGACGTCGTCTTCGCCGCAAGCGGACAGATCCTCAACTGCGTGCCGGCGACGCAGGTGCCGGCGACCGGGCAGTATCATTTCTCGGGCGGCGTTTATGCGTTCGCGGCGGCGGATGCCGGCAAAGTCGTGAACATCAGCTACGCCTCGATGGCGAGCCTCTCCTATACCGACGGCGGCGGCGCCTCGCGCGTCACGGCCTTGCCCACCTATCACGGCTATGCGCTCTCGCTCGGGCTCTGGATCAGCCCCGCCTATGAACAGCAGACGCAGGCCTCGCAGCTGATGGACGAGCTGGCGAAGTTCACCGACGCCGAGTGGGTCTGGTCCTCGGGCGCCTTGAAGCTGGTGCCGCGCGGCGCGGTCGCGGTCTCGGGCAACGGCAACAGCTACACGCCGCCCGCTTCGCTGTTCACCCTGACCGACGACGACTATCTGCCGAACGTCAACGCCAGCGGCGCCTCGGCCTCGGTCAACGACGATCCGCTGCTGCTCTCGGTGAAGCGGCCGGCCGACCTCGACAACGTGATCCAGATCGAGGCGCTCGACCGCAGCAACGCCTACGTCAAGGTGCCGGTCGAGCTGGACGACCAGGCGCGGATCGACATCTTCGGCCGCAAGAACGCGGCCGGCAGCCGCACCGGGCACCTTTTCGCCGATCTCAACGCCGCGAACGTCTCGGCGTCGCTGCTGATGATCAAGGGCGCGATCAGCAACTTCTATCAGTTCACGCTCGACCAACGCTATTGCGTGCTGGACCCGATGGACCTGGTGACGGCGACCGACGCCAAGCTCAACACGCATGTGCTGCGCGTCCTGGAGATCACCGAGCAGGACGACGGCACCTTGCTCTTCATGGCCGAGGAATATCCCGGCAACACCGGCGGCGTGCCGCTCTATAGTTTCGGCAAGCCGACGCCGTTCAGCGCCAACAACAACGCGACCGCCGGTAACGTGGCACCGCCGGTGATCTTCGAGCCGACCGCGCCCTTGACCGGAGACGCGCTCCAGGTGTGGATCGGGCTCTGCGGCACGCAATCGAACTACGGCGGCGCCGAGACCTACGTCTCGATCGACGGCGAGACCTATGCCGATACCGGTCAGCACCTCTCCGGCGCGTCGACCATCGGCAGCCTCACGGCCTCGCTCGCCTCGGTCACGGCCGCGGCGACCGGCCCCACGATCGACAACACCAACACGCTCGCGGTCGACGTCACGCTCTCGGGGCAGACGCTCAGCTCGTCCTCGATGGCGCAGGCGCTCGCCGGTGCGTCGCTCGCCTATGTGGACGGCGAATTCATCGGCTTCGCGACCGCGACCTTCGTCTCGACCGGCAAGTACAACCTGACCGGTCTCGTGCGCGGCATGTACGGAAGCCCGATCGGCGCTCACAACGCCGGCAGCCAGTTCGCCTATATCAATCTGACCATGGTGCGGCTGCCCTACACCGTCGACAAGGTCGGGCAGACCCTGCAGCTCAAGTTCACCAGCAACAACGTCTACGGCGGCGGCGCGCAGAGCCTCGATTCGGTCGGCGTCTACACCTACCGCATCCAGGGGACGGTGCTGTTCACGCCGCTGCCGAACGTCACCGGCTTCGCGACCGCCTTCATCGCCGGCCTGACGCAGCTCATCTGGAACGTGCCCAGCGACTTCCGCGATCTCGATTTCGAGGTCCGGCTCGGGTCCACCTGGAACAGCGGCCGCGTGGTCGGGCGCTTCCACAACGGCAACGGCGCGCCGATCCTGGGCGACGGGACCTACTGGGTCGCCGCGCACTTCCTCGCCGTCGGCACCGATCTCTACTCGCCGTCGCCGGTTTCGCTCACGGTCACGGGCTCGCAGATCACGAGCAACGTGATCGCGAGCTACGACGAGGGCGCGCTCGGCTGGCTCGGCAGCTTCAGCAACACCGGGATCAGCGGCGGCGACCTGGTGCTGGAAGGCACCGGCGACCTGGTGACGGCACCCGACGTGACGGCGATCACCGATCTCGTGACCTATGGCGGCGTCGCCTCGAGCGGCACTTACGAGATCCCGACCGCGCATCGCGTGAACGTGGGCCGCGTCACTCCGTGCCAGGTGCTAATGAAGCTGGGCGCGCTCCTGGGGCTGCAGATCGGCGCCTCGGACATCACCAAGATCGCCGACCTGGTGACGGCGACCGATATCCTGGGGATCGCGCTGGGGGCGCGCGTCTCGGCGATCCCGCAGCTCCGCCTCTCGCAAGACGGGATCACCTTCGGCGCCTGGCAGAACTGGGTCCCCGGCTCCTATTCGGCGCAAGCCTTCGACGCGCGGGTGATGCTGACCTCGAGCGATCCCGGCGTGCAGGCGCTGCTCACCGACTTCACCTTCGAGGTC